TCAGAGCAACACATAAGTTTAAAGAAGATACTTACGATGATGCTCTTGCTTACATAGTTCAATCACATGACATGCACAAAGAAAAGTCAGAAGAGGTTGATACCGATGAGTTACTTGGAGTGGAAACTAAATCAAGAACTAAATGGTAGATCAACTTTTGAAAAAGACGACAAATTTAGAGAAGAGTACAAAACATATTTAAAAAATGAGTACAGAAAAAAACCACAGCCAAGAGATTAAAGTAGGAACTAACATACTTAAATTTCCAAATTCAAAAGAAAACCAGCAGCTGCAACAACAGAAAAAATTTAATGAACAATTAATACAATCAATAGCAACAAAGATGGCTGACGATAGATTTGATCAGCTGCCGCTAATACAAGAAGAAATTTTATTATTATCTAATCATGGCGAAACAATAGAGTTTCCACAAAAAATAGCAGCAAGACTAATTAGTGTCCTTGCTACTCAACTTAACCGCAACTCATTTATGGAGGATTTATTATGAGGAAAAAAAGAGAGAGCTATTGCTCTATGTCTAAAGAAAGTTTCTTAGATCCTGAAACTGGTCCATACAAAAGATTGGACAACACAGCTTGGTATATAAAGAACAAGCAAGGATCTATTCAGTATTACCTGAACATGCACACTAAATTTCAGCAAATGCCTACAGCTTGTTTTAAAGCAACAACAGAAGGCAGTCCTGGAATTGATGTTGGAGTAATACAAAAAGATATTGCTAAATTTATGGAGGATCAGAATGACAAGAAATAAGTCTGAAGATAGCCATAGATTTGCAGTCATGCTTGGCAGCAATTTAAAATTTTTAAGATTAAATAGAAAAATTTTTATGCCGCAAAAAGTTCCAGCAGCTCATATTGGTGTAACACATCAACAAATGAATAAGTATGAAACAGGAAAAAATATGCCATGTGCATACAGGCTAACACAGTTAGCAGATTTTTATAAAGTAACTACTAATGATCTTATTAATCCAGGCTACATACACAATAATACAAAAGACAATGAGGTCCTGGAGAGATCGCTGGAGGTGCAGCATGGCAATATACAAAGCTAAACAATTTTATATTGATATTGAAGAACAAGATTATCCTGATGCTGATTGTAAATATATGATCAGCTTATGGCATACTCCACATGACATGAATAGCAGAGAGCTTGTTGCAATAGGCTTGTCTGACAATATGCCAATGGTCCAAAGTCTTAGGAACAAAGGTAACATAGTTGAAAGTGTAACACAGCAACACAAACTGGAAATTCCTAATGGCAAAAGTAATTAAATCAACAACAGGAGAGGCAAGTTTTGTACTTGAAGAAGTTTTTGAATCTGAGGAAAAAGCTGAAGATGGTACTGAGCCTGTCTCCCAGGAGGTCAAGCAAATGGAAATAAAAA